TGCCCCGTTATGAGACTGACCATTGATTACGTTGTAGCCTGTAACAATTTCTAGGGGCATCAGATAAGCCCCATTGCATACAGGAAGTCCCTGGAAATAAGATCCAAGGTCTGGAGGGAGTTGTGGTACAGGAACATTAACTGGATCCATGGTCCAGAAGTTTAGCTGTCTCACCTCTCCTGCATTAAGTTTTAGATAAACATCAACAGCAATCTTATTGTCTGGTGTGATGTTGGCTACACTATAGACTGCAATAGGAACATAAAATGATCCCAGATATCCACCTGGAGTAAATCTATCAAGCAGCCAACCTCCATCATGTGGTGGCTTTCTGTGTAGATAGACTCTCTTCACACCCTCATAAGGCTGTGAACTCTGATTCATTACCAATACAGTTGGAATCTGCGCTGGTAATGTAGCTGCTAGAAGTAACGGTATAAAACTCTTCATAATAAATCTTCGTCTTCTTTTCTATTCTTCTCTCGCTCAAACTTTAACTGGTAATCCATCATCATGGCCTTATCCAAAGCTTGCTCAAGACGCCAAATCATTTCATCAATGTGATAGCATCCAAAATCCTCGGGTACATCCATGGTTTCATCCCCATGCTTTTGATACCCGTGGATGTTGAATCTGGTCATACCCTTGTCCTGCAACTTCTCAAGGTCACGAACAAGGCGGAACAAGTCATCGTAGTTTTGTACAACTTCAATCATTTTTGGAAATCGTCTATTGTGTAGATTCTTGAGTTAGTGAAATCTATTAGAAGATACGGACCATCATCGTCTTCCTTAAATCGAATGTAAGGGCCAATGAGAGTTTCTTCAGCTTTTAGATTACCTTTCTTGATGTCTGTGTATTCTTTGCTGAAGATTCTTCCACCCGCCCTACAATCCTCTCCGAAGATAACTATAAGATTATCATCGAAGTTCTTCAAGAGCTTTCTAAGTTCTTTTACTTTCATATCGCAAGCCAAGCTGAGTCATCAAAAGTCTTTGGTGCTCCAAAGTAATCCTTGATAGCCTTAGCTTTGCTGATTATAGTCTTATCCTCGGCAGATTTCTCATCGTAGAAATAAACCATATCGACACAGGGTAGCATCCACTGCTGCATACCGAATACGAATACATCCTTGTTATCTTCTGGGCGAGCAGTTAGTCTGTAGCTTGAATCTGGTAGTGGGACGCCTGGATCATCTGTATTCCAACGTACAGCATAACAGGTATACCACTTCCCATCAGAAGTCTTAAAGAATGCGTGGCGTACAATGGTTCTAGCGATTTCAAGTGCAGTCTGACGATACTTATAATCGCCAGTAACCATGAACGTAGCCCATAGTCCAATAGCCCCTATAGCCTCTTCCCAGCATACCAAGGCTCTGATCGGGCGACCTGAGGCATCTACCCATCCATACTTGGATCCGTTGTTAGAAAGAGTTCTGACAGTGTGCTTATCGTCCTGCACAATCTTATTCATGGAGGCACAATCATGCATCACATCAGCCATCTCAACCATGTTCGCTCTAATATCATTGAATCCCATGGAGCAAGCATGAGCCATGGCGAGAAGTGGTCTACCCCATCCTCTTGGGGATTCAATACTGTTCGGTAGACCATATTGTTGATAAGTTTTAATCTCCATCAAAGAGCATTGAATTAGATCATCAATCGTAGCCTTGATGCTTGGATCTCTGGTGAGAGCATACATGGCATACAATAAATTATCTGATCTGTGCTGTGCATCACTGCCAGTCCAGAATTCACTGTAGGGAACTGGATTTGGGAATCCCAGGAAATCTGATCCAAATCTAGTATCAATCGAAAGATTGTATAGCTTGGTGTTAGGGTGATTGGCAGCCTTTACTGGATCACCATTAGCTTCCTTGTGTGAATATGGGCGTAGCATCCAAGCCTGAACACTAAACCGATAATCAAACAATGCCCATGGTTGATGAGCAGTGACTACAAGTTCACCACGCGCAACTCCAAAGTCTGGCTGATTCCCTGTCTGAGCAGAGTTTCTTGGCTGTGCATAAGCTCTTTGATCATACTCGTCACCAAAAGTATTAATTCTGCTGTAGAAGGCATTTTTGGCTGTTACAATAGCCTGAGCCATGTTCTCAGGTGCTTCTGGTGCTGATTTGCAAGTCATCCAATTTCCATGCCAATTAGAGTAAATGCCTACGCCAGGAGCCTCTTCTCTAGCAAGAAGGTTAGTTATCTTTTCTACAAACCCAGGAAGACCTACTTCCTGTCCAATGCTTTCATAGGGGGGCATACAAAGCAATGCACCGAATACTTCAATGGTTCTAGCCTTCCACCAAAGTCGTGGGCTTACAATCTCAGTATCCCACTTGCCATTAATATAAGCAGGCTCTCGCAGTCCTTTTGGTTTGCGGAAGTCGATTACAGCCTTCTCTCCAGTAATCATCTTAAGAGAGCCAAATCTCTTGTTGAGGACCCTCTCGCTCCCTACGTCACCGAATGAGCAACGGATAATAATAGGTACAACTTCCTGACGATCAAAAATATCAATCCAACCCTCAATATGCATTGGGGCAGCTTTGATTTCAGTTATGAAATAAAAACGCTTTCTTACTGAGCTTTGCTTGTCTGGGGCAATATAGTTCCTTGGCCTGAGATGTTCTTCACCAAGATAAAGCTCCATAGGCTCAGAAAGTAGCGTAGTCCCATCTTCTAAGTCTAGCATGAACTGAGGGATAATTTTATGTATCTCGTCAGTCACCCAGGTTGAGAATTGAAACTCAGGTGCATCAAGCCCTCCAAATTCAGAGAGGTCTAGCTCTAAAGTCTCGTTTGGCTGTAAAGTTCCTCTTACAAAGAGTTCCGTAGAATCATCATTTACAACTCTAAACGATCTCCCATCTTGAGTTGTAATATCCATTTCGCCTGATTCTACAAAGGTCTTAGGCGGGATTCCCATAGTGATCCAATTACTTTGGGAATGCAGGGTAGAAAGGTTTTGCAGTTTAATATTCATTTTTTATCCTTCTTCTTTGGCTTCTTATCGGATGCAATAGCCTTTAATTTAAGCTCTCCGAATATTTTGTCGAAGTTGTGATTAAACTTCTGCTCGTCTACAGGTCTCGGCTTACTCCCCTTTCCGTTCATGACCTATTCCTCTTTTATCAATTTGATCAATCAGCTTTCTAAGCTGCTTGGCGATATCAGTCTGTTCAAAGAGAAAGTCTTTAATAGCCTTATTCGCGTCATACTCAAAGTATGCAGGAACAGTATTGGGAGCGTTCTCGATAACTCGCTTGGCAAAGTCTGGGTGATTCATATCGTCTGGGATCTCTTTTCCGGTAGGTACTACTTTCTTAGTAACTCGATTCAGAAAGTCTTCATTTGTTTGGGTCATTTGTAGTCTCCATAATCTTGATAAGGTTTTCAACCTTTGCAATAGACAGGTTCATCTTCTTGGCTATTGGATTAACCTTAAGCTTGCCCGTCTCAGTCATCATCTCTGGATTCTCTGAAAGAACACGCACCAGCTTCTTAACGCCAGAGTCGTAGCTCTTGTAGGTATCCATTGCTTCTACTCTTGTATATCTCGTTAATGCGGATGCATCTGGCACATCAAAAGATACATCTGGGTCATCCCGCAGTGCATCAATTGAAACGTGCTTGTTTCTAAATGGCATTCGCTCTGTAAGCTTTATACCTTTTCTTGCCTTGGCAGTCCACAAGCAAGTCTTAGTGTATTGATCGAAGAGCTTCATGGTAATCATTTCATCGAACGATTTACCAGTCTTCTTATGAAAGCCATTGATGGATTCTATGGCAGCGATAGAGAGATCCGAATAGTTGTCCTCCAAAGAGGCTAACATCGTATCTCCTGATATGCGATGGGCAATCTTCCACATAAGTTTATTATACTTTTTGTGGTACAGATCCCATTGGTCTGAAGTTAAATTTAACATATAGGTCTATAATAGACCTTGCTTCTCTAGGCAGTTATTAATCTGACAGGTCCTCTATAGGCTGCTCGTAAACTACTTGCTCTTCGTCCATAAGTTATTGGCGCGTTTAGTAGGAATCGAACCTACGACAAGATGATTAACAGTCATCTGCTCTACCGACTGAGCTATAAACGCATATTGGAGCCGCATGAGGGAATCGAACCCACGTTAGAGGTTTACAAAACCACTGTAATGCCATTATACTAATGCGGCGTAAAAATATGCCATATGTAGGACTTGAACCTACATCTCCCTCAAACCTAAGGTATTTAGGCCGATATGACGGTATCAGACAGGGTGTCCTACCAATTGGACGAATATGGCATAAAAACTATTCAAACGGTACAGGCTCGTTCGGATCAGACTGGGCCGGATTTAGCCGTACTCTCTTCTTGCGGGCCTCTACATCTCCAAGACGCAGTAACGCATAGCCCGCGATATCCCCCCAGCTATTCTCCCCTCCGTAGTTGGGATCGGTAGCCAGTCTAAACATTTTATCGACAATCCTGACCAGAGCCAGGGCATCCACATAACTTTCTTGTGGAATACCATTAGGGAAGAGTTGTTTCATTACCTCTCCCGACTTATGGAATGAATCCCCATAGCTCTTTTGCTTCTCAGTTATGAGAGAGCCAATGTTTTTACCTAACTTTTCGTAGTCGATCTTCACTTCTTTCTCCTGTATTTCTTTCTGTTGGCATCCGGCTTTACAATTAAGACTTGATCCTGAGTGCTGGAGATTATCCTGCCCTGGTTGTCTCTTGGGATGCCTCTGTTATCCATTCTGTAACACGAAATACAAACATAAGCATTGTTATATTTCGTGCAGCTATTCATGTCCCCACAAGAATCACATCTTCTGTTGAGGTTGTTTGTTAGTAGTTGACGCTCCATCTGGGCCACCATGCATCTTCATGAGAGCAGTCAGGTTGCCTTTCATAAGCTCCAAACTCCTCTCCAAAGATTCCTTATATTTTTGCAGCGTCTCAATACTAAGATCTATCATATCGCACTTAACCTGCATCTCTAGAAAGTTACGTTCTAGATTATACCAAATTAAGTTAATGCTTTCAGGTATCATGTGGTTAACTCTTTAATCCAATACTCCAAGACGGGATCGTAGATGCTCTTCTGAATGATAACGGAGCCAGCGGACAAATCGTCCCCGGCTCCAGAAATGCTAGCACTCAACGCTGCTTCTATTCTCATCAATAATAGCTTGAGCGTAGAAACGCAAGCGATAATTTTTAATGTTTTATTACGCTGCGCGGCGTGGTTGGCAAGCTGATTGATAACACCCTTAGTCTCCCTAAGATACTTGAGGGTTTCGGTAGCGGCGGATAACTGCATTTAACTTATCTGTGGTTTACGGCTTTTACGGGAACCTTCTTGACGTTATCGACAACTGCCTTACCATCCTTAATGGTGAAGGTGTACTTGCCGCTCCCGTCAATAGGGAATTGATTGTCCAATATAGCCTCTGCCACAGGAAGCGCAACAGAATTCTTGATAAACCGCTTGATTTCTCTAACGCCAAACTCCTTGGAGTAAGCCTTAGAAACAATGAAGTCTAACAGTTCTTCCGTTTGCGCCACAGGGTAAGTCTTCAGATTGAGCTTCGTGATATCCTTTACGTTCTCAGTCGTAAGCTCGTTGAAGAATATAAACTCGTCAATACGATTACGGAACTCTGGTGAGAACTGCTTATCAAGGGAAGCCTTGATGACAGCCGCTGCCGCTTCAGAGTTGTGCCCTTTGCCACCAAAGCCTACCGAGATTTCCTTGATCTCCGATATACCCTGGTTTGAGGTAAAGATAAAAATACTATTAGAAAAATCAAGAGTATTCCCATTACTGTCTGTCACCGTCCCATCGTCTAGGAGCGATAGCAAGAGGTGATACAGCTTCTCATGAGCCTTCTCTACCTCGTCAAAGAGAAATACCCAGCGATTGGAAACCTCAGCCTTCTCCTGAAAGAAGGATTTATGGTTAGACCCAATGTATCCTGGGGGAGCACCAATGAGCTTGGCTACCTCATGTCCGTTGGTAAACTCACCACAGTTTATCTTTGCAAAGTTATTACAATACTTCTTGCCAAATGATCTTGCAAGCTCAGTCTTGCCGACACCTGTACGACCAACAAAGAAGAAGTTAGCACGCTTGTCGAAGCCAACAGCAATCAACTTAATTCGCTGCACTAGCTTCTCAACAGCCTCATCTTGCCCAATGACGCTCCTCTTGATGTGTGCCTCAATACCACTAATGTCCTTCATGGTCATAGTGGTTGAAGCCTTCTTAGGCTTCTTAGCGGGGGTAGCCGCTGTACGTTGGTTTAGTGCGCTCACAAGACTGTCCGCTGGCGGGGCTTCTTGGTCTGGGTCAAGGGGCTTGAGATAATCAAAGTCCTTGACGTTTATCGGATCAAAAGGGCTGAGTGGTTGTAGGTTATTGATGTCTGAGCAGATAACCTCAATCCTGAAAGAGATGTAAATGTCTACGATGCATTCATAGACTTCCTTCAGCACCACAACCAGCGTATCCTCGTCCAAGTAAGGAGTAAGAACGTCTGGGTCATACAAAAGCTCCTTGATAAGGATCTTCATGTATGCAATGATTGCTCCCTCACGGGGAAGGGTCGAAACAATCGTCTTGAGTTGATTGTAAAGACCTAAAGCCTCGTCAGAGGTCAACTTCTTGATTAAAAGAATCTGATCAATCGCAGGACATGGCGACCGATAGTAGTTATCCGTACCCTTCTTAATCGTCTTCTTTACCATCTTCGACTCCCGTTAGCTTTGATAAGCCTTCAAAAAGATCCACAGCCTCATTTGCGCCTCTCTTACCTGTATTATGTTTGATAAGAAAGTTCTGGATGAGATCCATAGCTTTTAAAAGTGTAGAATTAACGTCCTGAACTTGTTTCAGGAGAGGTATCGCAGTTTTAACCATCTCGGCATACACTAAATTAGTTTCAGCACTGCCAAGTCGAGCATGGAGATCGGTGAATAAATTTAGTGCCTGCTCTCTATCGGTCTTGGTATTATCAATTACCTGCTTAACCAGTCGATTTAGGTGGTCCTTGCTTATGTATTGTTTGCTCAGAATGTATTTCTTCGGCATTGGACTCTCCTAAATCTTCATCTACAATCGGGTCGATATTAAAGTCTCGAAACTTTGGAGGTTTCGGAGGCTTTCTATTCTTATTTAGCTTCTTTCTCTGGCGATCCAGAGTTTTTTCTCTACGAAATGTTTTTCCCATCTGTCTTCTTAAGTTTATTCAGGAACTTCTTCTTGGATTTCTCCATAGTCCAGCCCCAATATTTAAATTGGATGTCGATTGCTGGGTAAACCCTGATAAGGGAGAACATAAAGTTAATTATGTTCTCCCAGATACCAAGAAAGAAAAAGATCATAAATCTGATGTACTCAGACATCAGCTACCCTGCCGAAGGAACTCCTGGAAGGCTTCCTCACGGCTCATATTGCGGGTCTTCTGCTCCTTCGTCATACGGAACCGCTTACCAGTCATCTTGGTGTAATGCTCAATGCTCTCAAACTGAGGAGCAGGCTGATTCTTATCATTACCCCGAAGTTGACGGGTCATCGCATCATTAACAATTTGTTCAAGCTTATCATTCACGTTAGTCATAAGTCACCTTTAAGTTTTTAGTCAGTAAAACCAATCTTCGATCTTATTATATCGAAGTCTCGATTATTTTTATCATAAATTAAATTAATAAAATCCTTGGATGTGAACTTAGTCTCACCTAATTGGCAACGCCCGTTAGGAGACTTGCTGATCGTATTATCAGCCACGAACTCATCCAATAGCCCATGGAATTTGCTCAATCCCTTATTAAATAATAGCTCAAACTCACACTTCTTGTATGGGATTGAGTACTTATTCTTCGTACACTCAATCTCGCCACGAATACCTCTTGGAGCGTCGTTATCGTCTTTCAGCTTCTCCCGGCGGAAAGTCTTCAGGTCTACACCAAGGTAATATTCCAGGCTTCTGCCACCTGAGGCATTGGTTTCTGGATTACCGTAAATGATACCGATCTTAGATCGGATCTGATTGATTACGATAAGAGCTACCTTGTTCTTGCGTAGGATTGGATTGATACGACGGAAGCACATTCCTGTAACCATCGCTCTCTGCGCTCCATCCGCAGGCGTATGCTCGTAGTTCTCAGTGTTTAGTTCCTTCCTGGTTCCAAGCACCGCAAGGCTGTCAATACCGATAACAATAGGCGTATCCTGATCGTGCTCACGGATAGACTCAATCGTAGCCTCAATATCAGCGAATGCATCTTCTAGGCACTCTGGGCTGGAATAGAGAAGCTGACTAGGATCAAGCCCTAGCATACGAGCAAACTCCTCGTTGTACGCATTCTCTGCGTCAAGGAGCTTAGTGAAATACCCTTTCTTCTGCGCTTCAATTAAGATTGAAGTGAGAAACAGAGTCTTGCCAGTCGAGCTATCACCTCTAAGTTGAGTAATAGCACCGACAGGGATACCATCAGAGTAGTTACCACTGATGATCTTGTTGAGAGCCAAGCAGCCTGTGGAAATGAATCCAAAGCTGGTATCCGCTTTCTCTAAAGTCTGCGGGTTCTTAAGCTTCCCCAGAATCTCCTGATTTAACATTAGTATAAATTACCTTTTTGATTCTAAATCTCTTAATGAGAGTTTGGCAATCTTTGCATGGACGCGAGTTAAGACCGTGCATACGGAAAACATATAGAACACTTGAGCTAAGATCAATACCACGTTTGATTGCCTTTAGGATACAGTAGCTTTCTGCGTGAAGCGTTTGGTAACGTCCGCAGCCAAATGTTCTGTGCGTCTTGTTAATATTATAGGCGGAAACCTTCATTTTTCCGCATTTAATTACCGCTCCTAGCTGAAATCTCAAAGAAGACTTATTAGCTTCCCGAGCCGCTAGGAGCATTGTCGGGTCCGAGAGATCCGCTGGCGTCGCTTCTTGGAGGATCATAATACTTTTCAACTTGAGAGTCTGGCAGATTGGTTTTTACAAAAGCTAACCCCTGAATTTCTTCTAAAAAGAAGTTTAGCTCAGTCATTGTCATGAGTATGGCTTCTTTAGGAGACTTATCATCTTTTAATAGCTCTGCTAATATTTTTAATCTGGACCTTAAAATGTCAGACATTTTTGCGTAAGCTAGACCTTCACCTTTTTGTTTTTCCGATGCCATTGTCAATCACCTTCCTCCTCAAAAGATGCTCTAACATTATCCGTTGGGCAGGAGTAATATCCGAATCCTTGGGAAGTCGATTCTTGGCTACGGACAGCGGATCCAGTGCTACCAAATCCCCCTTCACCCCGCATCGTCTTATCAAACTCATCCACGATTTGGAAATCAATGTCAGTGTAGTGTTGTAGCACCATCTGGGCAATTCGGTCGCCTTCCTTAATATAGAAAAAATCATCACTAAGATTATAGAGCATAACCATAATTTCCCCAGTATAATCACTATCAATAGTTCCTGGAGAGTTCGCAACGATGATTTTTTTCTTCCCGAAGGAACTTCGCGGTAGGATAGACACATAATAATTACGGGGTAGCTGGATACCAAATCCAGTTTTAATCATCCTAAGCTCTTTTGGAGGGATAATCATATCCTCATTAGAGTGGATATCCCAACCAGCGGAACCTGGGGTCGATTGAACAGGCTTACGGAACACCTTATCCGTGAAGATTTTCAACTTTACTTTCATCTTTCTTCAACCTTTTATCAAGCGTTGCATTTAACATCAAAAAGTTACTCGTGACGTAAATGCAATATGTGTTAACTATGGAGTTTAGAAACATCCAAACTCCGATAACAAAAAAGACAGCCAGAGTACCAAACCAATGGTACGCTGGGACTGCCATTAGAATTAGTGATGCCCACTTGGGGAACACTAACGCATCATTAGGTAGCGTAATCATAGTCAGAAGTGGGCCAAATGTATTCTATATTGTTCGGTTCTGCCCAACCAAACTGCCCATACCAAATCGAATCCTTACGCAGTAGGTTGGAGCGGTGGCTGGCATGAACATCCTCCCGGCCAATCCAATGCGGGAGCTTGATGGTCTCAGGAAGCTCGTACAGCTTCATGGTATTCTTAAACCCACGGCTAACCCACTCCTTAATAGAGAGGTTGTGGTACAGCTTGAGAGCGTCAAGGTAGCCCCGCCACATGGTACGAGCAGGATGGTTAGCCCATCCGACCTTGGCGTTGGGATCGGCTGCGAGCTTCAGCGTGCTGTTAACAAGCTGCATGGCTTCAAGCCTCTGCTTGCCTAAACGCTTGTTGTCCAAGACCTTGAGCGAATCGTAGAACGACGGGTAGGGCAGGAAGGTTTGCATGGCCGCATTATAGACCACGCCCCTACAGATTCAAGGATTATTTCGCGCCTTCTAACTTTATGACACGCTCTTTCACATTATCAAGGTTATCCCTTAGAGCGTCAAGCTTAGTATCCAACTTCGTAAAAGAATCTCTTACAAAAGGGTCAGTTCCCTTAAGCTTTTCTATCTGCATTTTAACTTCATTCATGTCTTTCTGGTAATCGTACTTAGTAAATCCCGTAGCTTCTAAGTAGTTTACCCTATCATGCAGGCTTAAGGCCACAGAGCCGATGGCAATTATAAGCGGAAGTGCGAATCTAGTAGCTAGTTCAAAGAATTTATCTATTCTGGTTTTATCCAGTCTCTTTTCTAGCTCACTTAATCGCACCTCAATTTTAACAAGAGATTCGTCTATGTTTTTTGCTTGGCTCATGTTCGTAGATATATCCACATAATATATCTACGCTTAATTATGAATAAAGTTAATTAATATTTAACTTATTTTGCCAATATTTCAACATTTCTTCGATCATAAACTCAAAAGTGTACTCTCTGACCCAACCTAGCTGCATTTCAGCCTTAGTGCAATCTCCCTTGAGATCGTCTAGTTCATAAGGTCTAAAATATTTTGGATCTACGACAATAAAATCTTTGTAATTTAAATTTAATTTATTGAAAACAATTTGGCATAATTCTTCAATAGATTTTGATTTACCTGTCGAGCAAACATAATCATCTGGTTTGTCTTGTTGTAGCATAAGCCACATTGCTCTTACATAATCTTTTGCATGACCCCAATCTCTTGTCGCTTTAAGATTTCCAAGTGCCAAGTTTTTAATTAAGCCCTTAGATATTTTAACTGCACCCTCCACAACTTTATTAGTTACGAAGTTCAGTCCTCTTCTTGGGGATTCATGATTAAACAATATGCCATTGCAGATGAACATACCATAAGATTCTCTATAAACTTTACCTAGGTTGAATCCATATAGCTTTGCACACCCATACGGACTGACTGGAATCATCTTTGTAGTCTCTCTTCTGTATCCGTCAGGGTCGTATTCATTACCGTACATCTCTGACGATCCTGCCAGATATATTCTTGCATTTGGGCAAATAGCTTTAGCAGCTTCTAATACATTTAAGGTTCCAAATACAATGGAGTCTGTTGTATAAGAAGGTTGATCAAAACTAATCTTTACATGGGCTTGAGCAGCAAGATTGTATATCTCATCAGGTTTGTGCTCAGAGAATATACGAATCAAAGATGGGAGATCAGTGACATCACCATACACTAAAGTTATTTTATCTTTTACTCCATACTCATCCAAACGATTTGTTTGGTGCTCAGGTGAAGAATGTCTTCTAAGAACTCCAACCACCTTGTAACCTTTCGTCAAAAGTAACTCTGCGAGATATGATCCGTCTTGTCCAGATATTCCTGTAATTATAGCAGTCTTCATGTTAGTTCAACTCCTCTTACCTTTGGATAATTAATCTTAAACCAATCACAAGTTTTCTTTAACCCAACATCTATTGGTGTATACCAAGACTTATTCCAACCTATTTCAAGTATTTTCTTGTTGGAGCTTGGTTTTCTTACTTGCCCTTTCGGCTTTGTGGTATCGAAAATTATCTCTCCCTCATAGTCTAAATGCTTCTTAAGAATTGATATTACATCCTTTAGTAAATACTCTTCGTTATTTCCAATATTTATTGGGGATGCATCTTTATAATTATCTAAACAAAAAATCATTGCATTCGCTATATCTTTTGAATAAGTAAATTCTCTATACACTTCACCATCCCCCCAAACTTCAAAATAAGGTTTATTGTTTATTTTAGCTTCCCAAATTTTTCTTATCAAAGCAGGAAGAACGTGGCTGTTATTTAGATCAAAATTATCGTGTTCTCCATATAGATTATTTGGAATAACAGAAATATAGTTCAAACCATACTGTTGCCTAACTGCTCTAAGGTGAACGTCCACCATTCTTTTCGCAAATGCATATCCAAAATTCGATGCATGAGGCTCGCCTTTGTGTAACTGATCTTCGGTTATAGGCCAAGTAACTTTATTTTCATCTGGGTAGACACAGGTAGAAAGGCAGCATAACAATTTTTTTATTTTATAGAATACACAAGCATCAATTATGTTGGTATTCATTTGGATGTTTTCAGAGTAGAAATCAGCGACAAATTTAGTATTTGCCGAAACTCCTCCTACCCTAGCAGCGACATGGATAACTGAATCAACTTTGTTATTGTTTAAGTAATCAAAAACTTTCTTTCTATCTAACAAATCCAACTCATTCCTATTGGGTATCAAAAAATTTTTTTGTAATTTCCTTACAGCATTACCAACCAACCCAGAACTACCAGTAATTAAAATTTTTTCCATATATTCAGATTCCCAAAAAGTTTTTTAGACTATGAAATTTTTTAGCATTATAGTCAGTATTACAAAAATTTAAATAGTTTGAACCGGTTTTGTAGTGTGCCATAAAATAATCATCCTCCATCATATTCTTTAAAAGCCCAAAATGAATAGGATTTGGAAAATTATATGGTAAAATTTTATCTAGTAATTTTTTACATTTTAAAATTAAATTTGAGTAATAATTATCATCGCTATCTTCATAAGGGAATGACTTGTTTTTATATTTATTCCCTCCTGTATGTTGAATAGTATTATTCTCAAAATTTATTTTGTAATTTATATTTCCATTTATTATTAAATCACATTCATTTATTGAAGAGTTGTAGATTGAATACTCTTCAACAAAATTTTTCTTTAGAGATTTATTTTGTTCAAAGAAGAAGTGAGTCGCACCCCCAGCATCTGTAAGTTCTGTGTTTGAGATCAATACTCCATTATTCCACTTCATAGTTTTCAGACTTTTGTTTTTTACTAAATTTAAAATACAGAATCCATCATAACAATAATGGATTCCAAAGTTCTGTCTATATTGTGGGTAATAAATTATATCATTATCTGATAGTAACTCTTGTAAGTTTACTCTCTTTATAAAGAACATATCAGAGTGAATTATACAACAGTTCTCATGATCCTGGAGGACTTCCTCAAACAAATAATTCATCGAGAATGCTGCGGAGTGACTATTACTTACTTTGTAATATTCTGCATATTTAAATGGAATTTGGTAACATTTAATATTTAATGCTTGGCAAGTTTCGTTTATCTTTTTGTAGTTTTCTAAATTATCAACAGCATTATTTAATACAATCAATTCCTCAAAATCTTCTACAAATTTTATTGCTGATTTTAATTGTAATTCAATAAATTCAGGTCTGTTAAAGCATATTGTATAAATCTTCATTTTATCCAGTGCTTATAGCTGCTTAAGTTTCTACGAACCTCGTCTGGGAATGATCCATCCAATGGGACAACCATTAATTTTCCTCTAAAAAACGGATCGTTACAAGCATCTATATTAGATTTTATAGAATTTAAAATAAAATCATTATTAAATTCTTGGTGAGAATAAGATTTAATTTTATTCTTTATAAAAGTTTCATCCCCTAAAAATGAAAAGTGCCATCCGCCTTCGTGTAAAGTAATTTCCGTAAACTTATTTTGTCTTATAAAATTTACAGGATTATTTTTTAATAAACTATAGGGAACTGCCTTCGTCCCCGCCCAGGCTTCCTGCTTCAAACAATTAATGTAGTAGTAAAACATCCTCTGTTCGAAACAATAATTTTTATTTAACTCCAAGGAGAGTAATAGTTTTGGATTTGGTATCTCATCAACATCAGATATCAATATAAAATCATCGTCCTTACAACCTACCAAACCCCGCGCAATACACTCCCTTTGATAGGTCTCTCGCCCCCACTGATGCTCATGAGGATGAAATATCCCAGATTTTTTTGACATTATGGCTTCTCGGTCAACCCTATTGTCATAATTTAAAAATTCATTAGGATTATCTAAAATTTTTACATGAATAATTTTATGTAAAAATTTTGAATATCTGTTTTTATTCTTTTCAAAGATCAATTCTTTATCTTGATTAGAAAAAGTTTTATTTGATTCTGCTATTACAAAAAAATCAACCACATCATCAAGAATTTTAAACCTCAGATCTAATAAATCAAGTTCATTGTAAAACAAAAAACAATCGTATATTTTTCTCATTGAATTTTTACTTAAGCTCGTTGATCTTATGAGTAATGATTATTAAATAATCATCATATCTCTATTAATGATCTTCTCATAACATTATTCCATTTATTAATTATAGCGAGAAGTTATATAAACTGGTTATAATTCTTAAGCTCTTCAACACATTGATCATAAGTATAAAGCTCGCCTTCTCTATCCTGCCACATCCAGCCTTGATATAGATTTTGTTCAGTTGCCCAGTACCCGTTAGATAAATTATGTCTAGACCAGTATTTTGGTGCTATAACCCACTCTATAGTTTCACTTGTAAAAACTGGAAAGCAAGCGAATGTTGAATTAGATAATATCACATACTTAGAATTTTTTATTGATGCGTAATCTTTCGCAATATCAAAATGAAAACATTCTAGCTCTGGAAGCATTCTTTTTGCTGAAGTTACATCATCTGTTATCACTTTAAATACCATATTTGGATTTAATTTCAACATATTATTCATAGCATTAACCCAATAATTTCTAGAAAGAAATAACTCGGGGTGATTCGTGTATTCCCCGCCTCTAAAATTTAGTATGCATAAATTATCTTTGTAAAATTCATAAGAATCATATTCAGTTTTTAATTTTAACCAATTTTTTATATCTTTAATATGATGATAAAAATATTTTTGATCTTGCATAATACCATCTATCAAAGTATTGTCTTTTACATTATGTAACTCTTTATCGTAACTTCTAACATCACATCCATGGATCATATCATGGTAGCAAGTGTTAAACTTTACTCTGGTGGAATGTTCCGTATAGGTACTACAAACTTCTTTTGGTGGCTTACCCATGTCTAAGTTCATAAAATATAAACCTTCAGAGTTATATCTTACGTCTCCTAAAAATTCTGTGCCCATAAATCCAAAATCATACCCATTGTCTTTTGCTATACATCTTGTTGATACATAACAAAATAACTGATTACCAAGTCCTTGGCCTTTTTTTATTTCATTTATTATCATCTAACAAACTCATATAAGCAAAATTATGTTTTCCGTGAAAACCAAAGGTTTTAACATTAATGTTATTTTCAATTGAGTGTTCAAAAGAAAATTTAATTGCAATATCCAAAGGCGCAAAAACACACCCATTGTCTTCATAAATATGTCTATTCATTGCACAAATAAAACCATCTTCATTGTAAAATCCATGAAAAGACTTCCAAGGTAAATTTAATTTAATTGGAATATTTAATAATTTTTTACTTCTTAATGAAAATCCACCATTTCCAACTCTGAATATATTGCTCTTTGCATCTCTGTAAGAGAAATGGTCTCTAGGCAAAGGAAATGGTGCTCCAATATAGTCATAATTTAAAAATTCATTTTGCCAAAGATTAGGATTTATAATGAATCCATCCTCTTGTATTATTAAAACATAGTCAGTTGTTATATGTTTTGGCAATTCATATATTACATTGTAACTGTAATCATCAGTTGATGACATCTTAGGCACAGGAACAATCTCTATTGTTTTATGATTTATACTTTTATCTGTAAATAATTTAACTTGTTTAAAATTTATATTTTTAGTACTGTATTCAATTGCTTTAATAGATCTTTCTAAATTTACAGAAGTCATTAATGCTAGAGTTACTTGATTTAAATTTATCATTTTTTTCTTTTTAAAATTGTTAGTCCGTTGTTGTTTGAATAATGCCGATAAACCCCCCAATTTAAATTACAATTTAAAAAATATTCTACAGCAGGCCATAAGCCTTGTTTATCCCCTTTTTTTACTTCTGTAGAAACTTTACCATTTTGATAAAAAGCTTCATCAACATTTTTAAAAGTTTCCGTGTCATGCAAAACTATGTACTTATTAACTTTACTAGAATGCTTTTCAAGTTCTTTTGTCAACTGATCGTAAGTGTGTAATGTATCTATAAATAATAAATCAGTATTCTCTAGTTCAATAGCCAAATCGTCCGCTTCAATAAATGAGAAATCTACACCGCACGCTTTTGCAAAATCTAAAATTCTTTTCTCATGAGGTTTAAAAAAATGATAATTAAGATCAACAGAAATAACTTTAGAGGGTCTTCCCATTAGCAAAGCCATCGTAGATATGGCAAATCTTGTCCCTAACTCTGTAACTAAAGTACACTCCGACGCTAAGGATTTTAAAGTTTGTAAATGTTCATTAATGTCAACAATACCCAATCCAAACAAAAGTTCATTTGGTAAATTTTTATTAATTAAATTATTGAAAACAGTTTCTAAATTTTTTCTTATTTCATTTTTATAAGTCACAATATCAGTTTCTTTTTTCTTTGTTTCCTGAGTAATCGTATTTGAAAGTTGGTTTTCCCACAGCCTGTTGACAGTTATAGTGCTAGTTATAATCTTAGGATTCCCAAATCTATCATTCATTCTTAAATAATAATCAATATCCATCATCCATATTAAACTTGAGTCAAAAATTATATTGTTTTTTAAATTTTTAAAACAAACAACACTAGGAGAACTTATTGTATTAATTCCCAAATGTAGGTTATCACTCCAACTTGGAGTAAATTTATTAAAAAAGTTTAATTGATCAGTAGAGTGTATACTTCCATTAACAACCCAAAAATCTGAATCTTTTATTGATTCATAAATTGTATTAAGTGAATTTTCACAATAAAGAAAATCATCTTGAAATAAAATTTTTATCCAAGATCCAGAACAATGCTTGATTGCATTGTTTAAATTTGCGGAAGAGTTGCCTCTGTTTTCTGTATTTAGAACATATTTTATATTTAATTTATCTTTCCATCTTTCACAAAGTAATTTTATATCATTATTTAAAGAATGATCAGAGACTACTACTTCAAAATCTTTAAAAGACTGAAACTCAAGTTTAGAGAAACTAAATTCTAAAAAATCAGATCCTTTGCCATGCATTTCATACGCTGGGATCGCCACTGAAAAAAAATTCATATTACCTCCCAATCTTTGCAATAAATATCTTCCCAATTTTTTGGGCCTTTTGGCCCAAACCAATTCTTAGGAGCAACAATTTTTTTGTTTTTGTTTCTATTAAGGTATGCTGCCCACCAACTAAAAGTAGAATTAGCAATTATATTATTGTCACAACTAGCCATAAAAGCTAGGTCATCATAGTCTTTCCCATGTTTTATAATTTGCATATTTTTTATATTAAAATTTTTTGGAAGATCTGAGTCTGTTAAAACATAAATGTTTGAATAATCATTTATGACTTCTAATGCTTTATAGTAATAATCAGCAGAGAGCGCAGGATGTACATCTGGATTATTTAAATAGTCCCCTCTTCTAATATGAATAGAAACAGATTTTTTAGGTAAATCTATAAAATTTAGATTAAATAAAGAAGTTATATACTTTTCATTATGTAAAAAATATTTTTCTGATTGAAAGTAACCAACTAAAACCAAATTATCTTTTTTTGGTATTTCTAAGTATTTTAAATCTTCGTAATGATAAATAGAATCAAAAATTTGATTATTTAAATTTTTAAATTTTATGTTTTTTAATATGTTATCTTTATATGTTTCTACTCTACTGCCTTGAAATGGTAAAAAATGTTGCCCGTCATTCAAAAAAAAATCTGTTGATAAATCTTTAGCTAACGAAGCTCCAGCAGCAATCTGAAATAATTGATTACCAAGGCCACCCTGTATAAACGATGAAATCATTTTTAATTATAGATTTTTTTGTATGAATTATATGATCTTCCTAAAGAAGCATATCTTAATTGTTTTAAGATATTAACTTTGTGATCATTTATAGGATTTGTTTCATTATAAATATAAAGAATATCCTTCATGTGAATAATTTTATTATCCCCTGCCATTTCAAGCATAGGGAGCATGAAAAAGACATCCCCGGCTGTCTCCGCGTACCAACCATTCACAAAAAGATCTTCTTTATTAATAGCCTTCCAAAGCTTGGCTCTCCAGCTTCGTAAATGAGTCGCATTAGCTATAGATGTTCTAAGTTGATTGACTGTTAAAGGTTTAGAGAATCCTAGCCTACCATCAGAATATTTAAAACTACCATGAGTGATCAAATATCCTTTTCGATGTTCATTTATTACTTTTTGAAAAGCTTCCTTAGTCGCTAGCCAATCGTCACCATCTACTTCAATTATGATATCTTCGTTTTGAGCTAAGTCTGATCTCAATATTTGATCATAGTTCCCAGGTTGATAATACTTTTTATCATTATTAATCAGTACAAATCTTGAATCCGAAGAGCAATACTCTTCGGCTATTTGCTTAGAATTATCTGTAGATAAATCATTTAGTAAATAACATACCCAGTTTGTATAAGTTTGATTTTTTATACTTTCTAGGCACTTTGATAAATACTTATCGCAATTGTAAATAGTAGTTAAGACAATAACTCTTTCCATTTATTTAAGATCTCCTGATCATCAAAAATGTAATCTTCTAGTGAGCGAGTATTCTCTGGAAGTCCTCGGAATTCTACCCCAGCTAAATGGCACTCAGCTTGAATCATTGGTAGACACTCACGAAGCGATGAAGAAAATACAACGTCTAATCTGTCATATACTTTCTGCATATCTTTTGAAGCTCCGTGATAAGAAATATTTTCATTTAATAAAGGATATACTTCATTCCAAAAATATTCAAAAGTTGTTATTTGCCCCCACAACTCTATTTTTGATATGTTCTTATCTTCCAAAGCTCTTTTTATAGATAAATGAGTTTGTTTATGAGGGTCAATACTTCCTACTATCCCTGCTACTTTATTAGTAGTTCTTTTTTGTGATTTTTTGTACTTTGTAATTACATTCGGAATAACTACACCGTCAACCCCTTGCCAGTCTTTTTGAAATTTAGAAACAAAATGAAGAGCATCATATGCTGGTTTAACTTCTTTAATTGGGAAAACATTTGTTTCATGGCATGACAAAATTAACTTTTTAACCTCTAATCGCTGGGTTACGCCTAAAAAGTGATAAATTACAGTATCTTCTTTATTAAATTGTGCTGAATTTAATGGTTTGTAGTAATTACCGTTTAGTTTACTTTTAACCCAATCTGTGGGTCCGTAAAGTTCACATGGCATTTTATTATCATTAAATAGGTTGCACAAAGCAGCTAACGCTGTTGTCGATCCCCCAACATTTGAATAACCTGTTAATATTTTAATCATTGTTTACTCCTTGGATCCATTCCAAAAGCCTTAAAGCACTGCTCATAAACATCTAAACGGTACTTAACTACTTTGTTTATGTTAAACAGTTCCTCTGTTATGGCGTGCAAGTTCTCGCCCATCTCCTGCCGTAACTTGTGATCCGTTGCGACCTTAGATAAGATTCTCACCCATTCAGTTTTAGGTGCATCTGGGTCGAGGAGATATCCGGTCTTACCATTGACTATGGTGTCGCTGTAGCAGCCTACGTTCGACGCTATTAGAGGAACTTTGTATCTGCCTGCCTCAGCTACCTTGATATCTGACTTGGAGTCGTTGAATGTATTCATCTTCAAAGGAGCTATAGCTATATCCATGTTTGAATAGAACACGCCATATTCATGTGGCCCTACAGCATAATGAGTATTCCAGTTACGCTGACCCTTAAAACCTTTTAACAGTTCAGCCTTGTACTTGTCCCATACTTTATTCTGCCAATCCTCTTTCTCTTTCTCATTCTGTGGTGGAGGTGGCATCCCGTAAAAATCCCAGAATACGTTTTCTCTTCCGACCTTCTGATTAACTAGATGAGGCACAGACGAGAATACTTTAACGTCTGGGTTGTGATGAATACCCCCTGCCCATCCAACTCTAACTGCCTTTGATTTAGTTTTCTGATGATTCCAGCAAGGTAAGTTGTAGTCAATAGCGTTCTTTACTACAGCTAAAATATTACGACAGAATGGCTTTATTCTTTCCGCAAACTTTATCTGAGTGACCGTTACTAGGTGAGAGTTCTGGTACAGGTGCTTTGTTAGATCACTCAAGCCTTGATTTTTGTACACATCTATAAGATGATGTTCTTCGTAAAGCTCGGTCAGGAGATCATCTGTGTCGAAGTGGACAAACTTCTTAGCTTTTAATGCTAGACCCTGAACTCTAGCTGTATAACCTCCCCCAAAGTTACTTATGTTATTAATCAATACAACGTGCGCCCACTTTATGCATTCAGGAGCCTCATCAAGCTCTGCACCTGGATAATCAAACTTGCCAGTTTTTAAATTTAATTTAAGTGGATTATCATCAAACCTAATTTCTACTTTATCTGGATAAAGTTCAAGTAATTTATGGTAGGGCATTAGGCTTCTGTAATATGCACATCCGCCTGTATTGGGGTGAAATACTAATATTTTTAGTTTGTCTGACATACGAATCATTATAGTTAAATGATTCGTAATATAAATAAAAAAACCCCTCTGCGCTCCGAAGTCGCAGAGGGGTAAAAGCTCAAGCTAGATTAACTAGGCAGCAGCTTGTGGAGTGCTCCCGCCTCCATCCGTTGGCTTCGTTGTAGCCGTATTGGTATGGAGTATACCCAACGCTTTTGCTAAACTAGAAACTGCACTCTTCATATCAACATTTCCATCGTAAGGCACGACAGCCTTAGCAGCAGCAACATAGTGCTCTCTCTTTCTACGGGACAGCAGAGCAAAGAATCCCTCTAGCAGAGCTAGCTTTGGAATCCAAATTGATGCCACTCCCGCAGCGACTCCAAGAGTTCCAAGCAGCCATCCCCATAAATCAGTGCTTGGATTTGGGATCTCTACCTTTACACACTCTGGCTTAAGAATCTCCGTTGGAGCAATAATTACCTTCTTCCCCTCTAGCTTCTCACTCTCAGCGATCTCTCTTGGAAGATCTTCTGATGGGATAACTAGAACCTTGTCGCTGCTGATATCCTCAGGATTGATTAGACAATCCGTCGTAGCAACACTCAGGCCCTCAAGATTCTGGCAAGCTGGAGTAACCAGCAGGGCTAAAGCCAGGAATGCAAACATTAACTTCTTCATACTTGTACTTCCTTGTTAAACTTTCTCTCACCCATGTCATCGTCATCGTTTGACCGACTTGGCGACATCGAGGTGTCTAGGGAAACACGAAGAGCCTCAACAATTCGCTTACCCTCATCATACTCTCCGATCTTGATGGATCCATGAATATCATGCATGACCTCCATCCAGATCTTGATATCACGATCCGAACCAGCCGCAGTCTTCTTGATGCGGAAGGTTGACTGATCGTAGTTGTTGAACTCTCCGCTCTTTCCTAGCTCAAGGACGAAATCATTTCCCTTCTTGAGTGAAAGAACATTAGTGTTGTCTGGATCATTCTCGTCCATCAACTCCGTATTGAACACGCCATCGAGAACCTTCTTAAAGACCTTCTGTCCGGTCGAAAGAATCTTCAAGGCACCAGCAATATCGTCTGACTTGCTCTCCAGTTGGCGACGATCCACGACGTTCATGTAGTAACGTGGCGTACCCTTAATCTTGGTAGCCATATCGCCGAACTTCGACTTCGCCTTTGGTGGGAGACCAAGCTCCTTGTGCATCTTCCAAAGCTCAAAGTAGAAATCACAAACTGGGCAAGCCTCGTTCTGAGTCTTACGGCAGTAGTAGTTTTGGAGCTTACCCTCCTCATTCACAAAGCGGTGAATGATAGCCTCAGCGTAGAAAGGCTTTGAATCATCCTTCCAGGGAAGGATGCGGATAGTATTCTTTCCCGGCTCGACCTTGAGGTACTTATCCAGCCCGCCCTCACTGTTGCTAGCGGACTTGCCCTTGAGGAGTTCTTCGTGCTTCTTGCGTAGTTCGTTAAGGTTCATAATTTTTTCTCTTTTTATCAGTTGTAAAGTTTGGTTTCAGATCTAAGATTCGCGCTAAGTTGGATCATCATGTCTTTCTTATGCTCCAACATAGAGCAAATAGCTTTTAAATATCCGTAGATTTCTTCTTGGTAAATTAGGTTATTCTTCAGCTTTATGTAGTCTTCGCTCGATTGAACGAAGTCTTCCAGGTATGTAGCTGTAGCCTTTCCTCCCTTATTTTTATTGCTAATAAGCTCGTTATTCTTAATAAGGGAGTACATTGCTTGATTATTACTAGCCATTAGATCAATCTTACGCTTCTGCCAAATTAGCAGACCGTGATAATAAGAGTAGATCGTCGTGTGCTTAGTAAGCTCCATAGCTAAGTTATCCTTGTCAATAGAGGATAACTTCTTGTGCATATCAAGATACTTATCTATGTCTAGACTTTGTACCTCGTCCTTGGGAAGATAATACATAAGATGCCTCGGTCAGATATAATAGATCAGGAGCCTAGGGTTTCAAGGATTAAATTTAAAATCCTACCCTGAGGCGTCCTGGCGGGCAAGCTCTGCCTCAGAGATCTCTTCCATGATTAAGTTAGTATAATTCACGGAAGCTGAAATACGGTAGTGTTGCTTACTATCTCTAGCCTTAACAACATAAACTCGCATCCGACCCTTCTCGTACTCTTCCTCTGTCTGGTTAAGAGAGATAGCCCAGTCGGCAGGACGGATCTTTCCGTAGCTGTCGCCTAGCTCCGCATCCGTAATGGTAGCTACCTTCTTACCCATTCTATTGGTCTGAGTGGCAGTCCAAACTAGGATATTATGCTCCATGGCTAGACCACGAAGCTCCTGAGCGATTCTTTCCTGAGCCTGATACTCAGCATCCATGTTGCGGTTTGGGCGCAGAAGCTCTAGATAGTCTACCACGAGAATATCTGGGGCAAAGTCGTGATGCAACTTAAGCTGAACAAGGAGTGCTCTGATCTGGTTAACTGTTAGCTGACCGACAGGGAACTCCTTGATGATTAGCTGGGCACCGTTGAACTTCTTCTGGACCTGTGCCAGCCGATCCTTTAGGAGAGGATAGGTAGCCTTATCCTTAAGCTTATGGTTAGGAAGCATTGTAAGGATTGAATCGAATCTCTGAGCAATCTTGTCCTCTGCCATCTCCAAGGAGATGTACAAGACCTTCTTGTTTTCCTTTAATGCCGTAGCCCCTTGGTTAACAAGGTAGAGAGACTTTCCCACGCCAGGGGGAGCGATGACTATGGCAAGCTCCTTGGCATTCAACCCTCCGTCGAGGAAATCGTTAAACGTATTGAATACAGTACGATACTTCTTCTTCTCCTTGTTATCAAAGAGACGATGAATACGCTGATCAATATCGTTAAAGTAAACCTGACCGACGTTTACCTCTCGGGTGACAAGCATCGCTTGCCTTACCTTCTCTTCAATCTCGGAGATACGATTCTCCTTAAGAAGGACAACGCTATCCTTAATAGCTTGAGAAATTGCCTGCTTGCGGGCGAAGTCCTCAACGAGATCAAGAACGAACTCACGGTTATCGTGAACCGATGAGTCAATATTATTGATCTGCTGAATGTCCTCCTCAAAGTCCGAAAAGCTCTGACCCTTGGGGAGATTCTTCTTGATGTCCTCAAGAAGGATATCGTCAGGTGGGATTACCTTGTACTTATCGTAGTGGGTCTTAACCCGATCAAAGATAAAAGCATACGAAGGGTACTCAAAGTACTCAGGCTTTACTAGGCTTGAGATCTGTGAATAGAAATCCTTATCGTGCTTTACAAGGTATAGAATACCACGCTGGATATTATCTGAGAATGAATAGCTCATTTTGATGATTGAGAGTTATTTGATCTAGTGGGTGCAAACTTCTTATTATTCTGGGTATGCTTCGATACAACTTCTTTTCTAGCTTTCTGAGCTTGTTGAGCATCCAGGTCAGACATTTTTGTAGCCTGCCCAGTCTTTACCATATAGTCCATGTCTGGTACAACTGCCTTGTAATGGGATGCTCCTCCCACACCTTCAATACGTTTCTTAGACCCTTCTATAGACGTTTCATAGAACTTATGAGCCATTTCTTTATCCATTCCATCTCGATTGTACTTCTCTACCTTACGCTTTAATTGGGATGGATCCTTTTTTACAAGGATATTAAAGCTTCTTACCATGTTCTCGCCACAATCGGGGCACTTCTTATTTCTCGGCTCACCATTTTTCTTAGCAGTAGTCTCCCCCACCTGATTGCAGGCAGGGCAGACCATGTTAAGATACTTATTGCGCTCTTCAAGGCTCTTATCGTAAGCCTCCACCTCTTCGGGAGAGAGTCTACGAGATCCCTCGTAGATTACTCTCTCTCCCTTTGAGAACTTAATAGTATAAATTACCATATCAGCTTCCGCAGCTATTATCCCCGATTCTGCATACCTCGGCTGAAGCAGCTTCGGCAGAGGCAGTAGACATCACTGGCTTGGCGTACTTCTCAATATTCTCAGGAGTTAGAGCGATGGCTTGAAGCGGCTCCATCCCCTTAGATCCCGCTCTGTACACCGTTAGGCCCTTAAGGTAAGGAGCGTACTGAAGCGCAACCTTTGATATCTCTTGCCAATCCGCACTGTTAGGGAGATTAATGGTCTTACTAATCGCATTGTCGATATACCGTTGGATAGTGGCCTGAACCTTCATGTGCTCTTCAGGGGCTACATCATAGGCTCCGACGAACAAATCTAATTCCTTTCCTTGTTCCAAATATTCCTTGAATAGTGGATCAAGCACGACTTCCTCAGCCCAGGTGTTGGCTACACGATAACGTCTCATGTACATCGCGGCAAAGATTGGCTCAATACCGCTTGAAACACCGTGAACCATTGAAATAGTTCCCGTAGGTGGAACAGTTAACATTACAGCGTTACGAATTCCGTGCTCCTTGATAAGCATTCTGATTCTAGCAGGGAGAGTCTTAGCGAAGTTCTCCTGTAGATAAAGATTAGCATTGAACGCAGGGAATGGTGACTTGTCTCTGGCGAGGTATACTGAAGTTTTGTAAGCCTCGTCGCGGATCGTGGCAAAAAGTCTATCAAGGAATTCAAGTGACTTCTCTGAGCCATACTTTACGCCCAGCTTGATAAACATATAGTGAAGTCCGAGAACTCCAAGACCGATGCGACGAGACCGTTGGCCTACCTCGTTACACTCTGGGATTGGATAGTGGTTTACCGTAAGAACGTTATCAAGGAACCGCACTCCCATGCGAACGGTGTGAGCTAATCTCTTCCAATCAAACTCACCGTTATCAACCATGTTGGCAAGATTGATATTGCCTAGGCAGCAGTTACCGTAGGGTGGGAGCGTGATCTCGCCACATGGATTAGTGGCATTCATACGCTCGAAATACGATACGTTGGTGTAGTTGTTGGCGAGGTCGATATTAAAGATTCCAGGGTCACCAGACTTAACTGAGTTCTCCCAAATCTTGTTCCACAGACCAAGAGCCTTATACTTTACTTCACGAACGTCCTCAAAAACGTCGTTGAAGTGCTTTAGCTGATGAAGCTTAACTCTCTCGACGGCATCATTCTCGTCTAGAGCTACCGTAGTAACCTGCTCTCGCTCTCCATTTGGTGAAACACGAGTCATCTCATAGACAAAATACTTTCTGTTATTAAAAGTAAAGTACCAGTCCTCGTCATTCTCACACGCTTGAATAAAGCGATCAGTGATAGCAACCGAGATATTGAAGTTAGTAAGCTCGCCAAGATCCAGCTTAACCTTCAGGAACTCCATGATATCTGGATGAGTTACATTTAGCTCAGCCATCAGAGCAGTTCTACGATTCTTACCTGCTCTCACATGGTTTCCAATCTCATTGATCATACGCATGACCGAGACTGCGCCTGGGGCAGAGTTCTTGATATTTTGGATATCATCTCCGCGTGGACGGATCTTACTAAAGTTAAATCCGATTCCACCACCAGCACAGGAGATCTTGTACATATCGGCAATGACCTTACCGATTGAATCTACATTATCCTCTGGCTCCAGAACGTAGCAGTTAAGCATATTCTGGCGAGAGCGTCCTGAGCCGAAGATAATTCTTCCGCCAGGAACGAAGTCTCCAGCAGCTAGAGTCTCAAAGAATCTACGCTCGTATGACTCCTTATCCTCGTCCTTTTCCGCAGACGCTATGTGTTTAGCCATAGCTCTGCAACGATCTGAATACTTCGTTTCGCCTGGGTAAGCGTAACGATGCTCGAAAATCTTCTGACCTAACTCATTTAATTGCTTTACTCTCATATAATCCTCGATTCGCCGTTTCTCTTCTCTATTGTTAAAATTTGGCACCCGTCTAATAAGCTTTTAAGGTGCGAGTTGTGGGTAATTAAAAATATCGTCTTATCTTCTTCTTTCAGACTCTTCAAAAGGTTGTGAACACCTTGGCATCCATCCTCGTCCATATTCTCAGCAATCTCGTCGAAGAATATAATATTCGACTGTTCCTTAGAAGTATGGGTTAGAAGTGACTGTAATGCCAACATGACAGACAAATTGATCTTTCTCTTTTCACCACCACTCAACGAGATATATGAAAGCTTCCTACCATTATTATGGATAGTCTCTTCCAGTTCCTCGCTGAATGAAATTGTGAACTGACTATTAGTTAGGAGAGAAAGATATTCGTTTGTCTTAAAATTGAGATAATCTAGAATATTTCTTACAAAGTATTTAATTATACCCTGTTCTGAGAACGCTTTTTCCCAGAACCTCATAACTTCGTAATTAACTTCTAGCTTCTGCTTTTCGGCTTCTAATACCTTTGTACGAGAAAGGAGTTCATTATACTCCTGTTTTATCTTTTCTTGAGATAAAAATAAATCTTGCTTTTGCTTAAGCAAGACCCATTCCTTAAGGCTCGTCTTAGAAGTTAGTTGAGCTACCTCTTTATTTAATTTATCTATCTTATTGTTTAATTTTAACTCTTTGTTCTGGATAGCCGCTATACGCCGAAATAAGCCCCTGAGATTTCCCTCGGTCTGCTTCTTCATGTAGACCTTTTTACAGGTCTTACAGGTGTCCTTGTGCGCGTATACGCCCAGCTTATGCTGACGCTCTAAAGGGTAGCGTTTATTCTGTAGATCGTCTCGTTCATATTTTAATGCTGTTAATAACTCTTTGCGGTTAGTAATTAAAGATTCTCGTGCCATAACCTGTTCCATAGTCTCTTTTAATTGAACAGGTTCAGTCTCAACTAACTTACTCTTTAACTTATCTCGCTGAAAAGTTAATTCTTGGAGAAGTGTCGTTCCCGTTTTTATTCCGGTGCTGTATTCCGACTTTAATTCTTTGATTTTATCTCTCCAGCCAAAGATATCCTCAAGGTTTAAGAAGTTGCGGACAATGGTTCGCTTGTCATCCGCAGAGGCAGACAAGAACTCTAGATCAACGTGCTGACCAAATACGATAGAGGCTACGAAGGTCTTATAACTAAGACTAAGCTCTTTCTCTATCTTCTCTTGCGTCTTTAGAGCATTCTCCTGGGTCATGTCCACGCCGCCCAAGAAGAAGTTCAGTATGTTGGGACGCTTGCCTCGACTGATTACAGCTTTACCGATGCCCTTCTTCTCTAGTGTAATCTCTACTTCTAGATTCTTCTTATTGTCGCAGTTGATGAGGGCATCCTCGGTAGACTTTCTGATAGTCTTACCGAAGAGTGCAAAGGTAATCATCTCAAGGACAGAACTCTTACCTGAACCATTGCTCCCTCCAGAGTCTCTGTTTACTCCTTTAACATAAACAATATTCTTAAACTTAGACAGATCTAAATCCAAGCTTTTGAAACTATAGAAGTTCTTAGCTCGTAGTCTCTTAAGAATCATTGTTACCTTTTAGTAGTTTTAGACCATCCAACAACATAGTAATTGGAATCTCGGTCTTGCACTCATTAATATAGTTCGTGATTAAATCGTCGTTTAATTCAAAAACCATACTCTTTGGTCTGTAAGTGCTGTGCTCCTCTTTCTCATCTGACATAGGTAAATACTTAATATCCACATAGGATACCTCGTACTCCTCCATAATCTTCTTTCTAAGATCTACCGAGTTCTGATCTAGAATCTGGTTTAGATAGACTCGCAGGATGGTCTTGTAATTAGGATCTGATATAAGGTCCTTGTTAGCTTCCAACGAGCCAAGATCAAATTGAAGGTAGCGAATACCATGATTGATCTTCTTGAACTCGTAGGTGGCATCCCCGTAAATTACAGCATAGCGATGATTGTTATCGCACTCTGCGAACGCTGTAGAGTATGGAGTTCCTACAACGTGGACGTTTCCTTCGTCCTGCGCCTTGTGGATATGCCCAAGGAATGTAGGATTGGTAAACACATCCAGTGACAACGGGGAATCCTCGTCCCCGTTAGGATTTATGCACCCCTTAAATCCAAAGTGACCAAAAAAGTAGTTATTTGCTTTAGTGAGCTTAGAACTATTGAGATATTCCTTAATCTTATTTTCATCGTCATAATGCGCGATGAAATGGAAATCTGTATCTTTACTAAATGCACAGCAGTAATAGTCCTTAACTACGTCGATGTTAGCTTGAGTTAGATTGTGATCTAGAATCTCAAGTACGCAAAGGGAAGCGGTGTCCGACTTTGCAGCCGTATCGTGATTCCCTCTAATCAATATTATTCTAGGATCTGGATTAGAACTTACGTTCTTCAGACCTAGAATAAACTTGGTTACCCGTACAATCGTTTCTGGGTCGGGCTTTCTAAAGTGAAAGATATCCCCCAAAAAAATTATATACTCAGGGGATTCAGTCTTAACTATCTTTTCGATAGCCTTGAACTGCTCCCCTAAGTAATCAAAGCTTGGGTAAGCATTATAAAAGTGGCAGTCGCCTATTACGACTGCCTTGTATAGCTTGTTTAGCATCAGCTATCTGCAAAGTTCTCTTCGATAACTACATTAAAAGCATTTAGTGTAGTGTTTTCGAGGCGAAGGATCTTGAACCCACGATAGCAACGCTCAACGTACTTATTAAGTACCTCTTTCAAACCAGCACTGCGACTAAACTTATCGTATACTGGGTTGCACTTAGCAACATAAAGCTCTCCTTGCTCTGTAGCTAGTACGGTGTATCCACCATTAGGTGATGGCTCGACTTTACCAGTCCCAGTCTTCATGTAATTTCTAAAGTGACGGACGGTGAACTTACGAGTGACTGGGGGCATTTCATCCCCATCTAGAAAAGTTACTTCAATCTTTGAACTCATAGTAGCTCCTTTGTGATACCGAGTTTGTTAAGTGTACCTTCCATCAGTTGGTAGATCCCTTCTGCGAGCAGGCGAATCTCGTACTGAGCATCTGGCTTCAGCCGCTGATGGAGGAAGTGTATTATAGACTGCAAGCTGACAGTCCAGTAGGCTTCTGAATAAATATTTTGAGGTAGGATCATTCTGGCTACCTCTTTCGCCACACCCATTCGTATTAGGAAATCATAGGTATTCTTAGCTGAGGTAGCTATGATTCCCATTTCAGTCTTCATGATATCATGCAGGCGGCTGTCGGGTGGGATGTCCTCCGAAGCCTGCTTGTTACCGTGAGGTGGGTTAGCTCTGGCTACGGCAGGAACATAGAACTCCTCTGAGGTCTGGGTGTATCGACCGCTGATCTCGTTCCAGGAGCACCCCTTGTCAGTGTCGTAGAAGTGATCAAACACCTCTAATCTAACTTCCTTACCGTCTACTTCGTAGGTCCTAAACCCACTCCCAACCTGATATTTCATCAGTTGGCGGAAGATAAAAAGTGGAGCCTTAACATGAAAAGTAAAGTAAGAATGCCGGAATGGGCTAGTGTGCTCATGGTTCCAGAGAAAGGAGGCCAGCTTCTTATCTTTTTCGTCGTAGGTTTCCTTAATCTTATTGTAACTTATACGGGCAGAATTAACCGTCTTAAGAGCCGGATCTTTCTCCATCTGATCTACCAGGGAAACTGAACTAATATTATCTTTTAAATAATCAATAGTGTGCATTTGAACCTAAATATAAGTGTTGTATTATAGGGATACCCATATGGATATTAAATCAATAATTAAAAATGCCATCGCTAACAAGCTTAATGAGCATAAAATAGTGGAAGTTGATAACACTCCACAAATTAACAGCACTTCGGATTATGTAAATTACCTAGCCGAAGCTGTTAAATTTAGAATTGAAGAGTTAAGCAAAGAAACTCTACAATCGTATAAGGCTAAGGCCGAGACGCAAACCAGTGGACCTAAGGGTGAGCAGCGAAAGGCTGGCATCGCTAAGGCCAAGGGTAAGCTAGCTAGAAAAGAGATGGGGTTAGATCGTGATAAGCCATCAACCGAATCTGAGCGTGCCAAAAGACTAAGCACCCACAAGGGTCCAGGGTCTAAGCCTAACCAAGCTAACATTGATGCTCAAGCTAGAGGGTCCAAAACTCCTGCTCAGTCCCCCGCCGAAATAAACAGAATGGGCGTTCGCAAGAGTGCCAAGAAAGTTACTAAGGGTGGCCTTACTGCTGGGGATGTTCAAGCTAGTCGTACTAATTTAAAGACGGCGGCTGCCGCTCAATCAATGTCAGATAGATTAAGCAAGATTGATCCATCGAAGAAGTAATAGTATGAACTTAAATGAACACTATATCCGTATTGCGGAATTAATTGTTGAGAAGAAGCGTTGCTGGAAAGGCTACAAACCAACCCCTGGTGTTAAGCCCTACGCTAAAGGCTCTTGTATGAAAGAGGCTAAGACACCCGCTTGGCAAAGAAGCGAGGGTCAGAACAAAGAGGGTGGATTAAATGCCAAGGGCAGAGCATCAGCCAAAGCTCAAGGACATAATCTAAAGCCACCTGTCTCAGCCGAACAGGCGAAGAAGTCTAAGAAGTCTGCTGGACGTAGAAAGTCTTTCTGCGCTAGAATGAAGGGTATGAAGAGCAAGCTCACATCTAGCAAGACAGCTAGTAACCCAGACTCAAGAATTAATAAGTCGCTCAGGAAGTGGGACTGCTGAGGTGGTATTCCTCACCTGAGCCGAACGAGTCTCCTACCACAACCTCAATCTCAAGGGGAACTGAGAACGTGATACCAAAGTTCTCCTTGATATATGGATAGCTGGTCATATGGTAGTTGAGCAATGAGACGGTCTCATCCACCTCGCTCTCTGGAGCTATCAATTCAATGCTGTCGTGTACGGTAGCTACAATCTTGGATCCTAGCTTACGCTTCTTAAGTTCATTATGAAGACCAAGCATACAGCAGACAAGAGTATCGCTAGCTGAGGATTGCACTGTAAAGTTTAGTCCTTGGCGGAATGCCTCCTGCCGGATATATTTCGCCTCTGAGCCTGCGTTAGGTAGATTGCGTCTACGACCGAAGATCGTGTAGGCATACTTGTTGGTTGTGATAAACCGATCAACAAGTTCCATGTATCTTGGGACACCAGGGAACGCAGCCATCCATCCGTCGATGATGCCCTTGGCCTTCTTGAAGCTGATGCCTTGCTTCATGGCAAGTGTCTTCTCGGTTCCTCCGTACACCGTCAAGAAGCTAACAGCCTTGGCAATCTGACGCTCCTCCTTGGTTACCTTTTCCATCTTCTTACCAAACGTCATGGCAGCGGAATAGGTATGGAGATCTACTCGGTCATGAAAAGCCTTAGCCATGTTCTTCTCTTTGGCTAGGTGAGCAAGGACTCTTAGTTCCATGCTCTTCATATCCGCAGTGATGAACTTGTAGCCCTTGGGAGCCACAACATAATCACGGATATTAAACTTGGATTCACGGGGCAGAGTATGAAATGAGATCCCCATACGGTTCCCACCCGCCTCGTAGCCCGCATTAGATAGGCGTCCGGTCACCGTACCGTCAAGACGATACTCAACGTAAATCTTATTTGATCCATTGTACTTCATAGCCTCACGCACACCTGAGATATAGGTGTCGAAAAGCTTACGAGAGCGTCGGAACTCTAGCAACGACTTAATAAAGTTCCTAGCCCCTATCAGTTTCTGGCTTTCCAGGCTAGTAACAACGGAGCGTGAGATCTGCTTATCGTGCTCTAGCTTTTCAAACCTGTTCATTTAGTCCTCGCTTATCAATCTCGTCTTCTAGTTGCTCTAGTAATATATCAAGGGCTTCCGCACTCGTGCTGGGTGCGCCCGTCTTTTCAGATGAAATGGGTGGGTATAACCCGAAACCCCCATCGACAATATTGTGCTTTTTATCCGCTGAGTAAAGCACTTTAACGAGGTCATCAGTTGATGTAAGCTCGTAGGTCTTGTTGACCTGAGAGAAGGAGAACAGTTGGTCTTCTTTATCATTAATATCATCCTTAAGCTGGGAGCCTAGCTCCTCTACCTTTGCCGACGATATATACAGACCATCAAGCTCCATATCCTTAAAGAATTCCACCGCAGGAACCATTAATTTCTCGTAAAGGTTCTGCATCTTAAGATCCTGAATGCGCTTCTCTAGCTTATGGAATACCTTAAGGGTAAAATAAGCATCGAGAGCATTGCCACGAGCCATCTGGGCTAGTGGCATATTCTTCCAGTCGGTCTTCTTGCCGTCTTGGCCTAACATTAAATGATGCTCTGCTCGGTTGGGAAGTAATAAGAAACAAGATCCTTAAGGCTCTTGGGTAGATTCTCATCTACCATGTGCTGCATCAGCTTGGTATCATAGATGTTTCTGATGTTTTGTAGCCCTTGTCTTGCCAAGAATTTGGTATCGAACTGAGCCTTGTGAAAGATCTTCTTGCTATACTCGTATGAGAAAATCTTGTTTAGGACTGTGCAGACTTTAAACGCCCAACCTTCAGGATGGTCGAACTCCTTGTGGAAGAGTGGGATCGTGAAGGTCTTGTGCTTGCCCTCACAGTCGAAACTAAGAGCAATGGTCTGGATCTCATCCTTGAGAAAGTCTAGTCCCGTGGTCTCAATATCAACAGCTACGTCACACTTCACAAAGCTGTCTAACTTCTTAAGCTTCTCCAGCGTATCCAGAAGCTCCCAACAGAACTGAGAGTCTGCTCCCTTCTGCTTGTAGTGAGCGTCGATACCATTCTGAATATCCAACTTGAACAGATACTCGTTCTGTGGTTCCACGATGACCTGGAAAGGATGGTACAACGGCACTACAGGAATACCATCGTACTCAAACGTCTTCCCACGCTTGTCCATGATGCCGCTCTTCTTGGTTAGCATCACGAGCGGGAGGTTGCCACATACGAAGATTAACTTAGGCTTACACGCCTTGATAGTCTTCGCAATGTGTGCTCGACAGATATCTTTATCATCCTTGTTCATGTCCTTATCTTTAACGCTGAGACACTTAACCGCAGCGGTGTATTCGACATGAGGGATAAGATCTGCGTAGCCCAGCGACATTAAGATAGACTCGATAAGATCTTGCTCCTTCGTTACGAAGGGGGTGATCTCGCCAAACTCTACCTTAAAGGACTCCGACACAAAGAGGATATGGCAATCCTTATTAAAAGCCTCCTCCTCGTGATCCATGATCGAGTGGCACATCTTAGGCTTTTCAAGAATAGTGCAGCCTTTGCAACCACTATTTTCACTTTTAAATGGATCTGGTAGTATTCTCATACTATTATATTTTGTGTCGGAATATCTAAATAACAAACGCTTTGAACAATTGATTAAGCTGCACTGCTCGGGAAATTACGAATTTCAAGACGAGCTAATGGGGTGCTTTGACATTCTCATCGGGAACATCATAGATGCATTCCACTTTAAAGTAGATAAGGAGGATGCAAAACAAGATTGCTTCCTCCTTATACTTAAGACTTTACGCAACTTTAATCCGCAGCACGGGTCAGCTTTTAATTACTTTACGACGATCATCGTAAACAATCTTAAGCTGATTGCAACAAAAATCAAGCGTCATAGATTAAAATTGGAATCGTACTTTGAATTTAAGTACGGAATCCAAGCTCACCCGCCAGACGCAAGTTCGTGCTGAATAGCGGTAGCGTTGTCGTTCACAGTCACTGAAAACTTTAGCATACCCTTATCTACTTTTTCGTTGGTAAAACGAATAAGAGTAGGTACATAGTTTAGCGGTGTGTCTACTTTGTAATACTCGGCCAAGATGTGATACGCCTCTGGCACTTCAAATAGGTTAACCCTAGCACCGTAGTTCTTAACCTTCTTTGAAGCCTTATCCCAAGGGCTATAGGCCACAACAGGAATATTAAATGGGACGTTGCTAAGTATCATCTCGTCAATGCAACGGATGAAGTATTGAAGCTTATCCCAAGTATTTATACTGCGAGGAATCTGAATCATGGGGTTTCAATAACAGGTTGAATGTTGATTCCTGACGCTGCAAGCTTCTCCTTCAACGCGGCATCCTTCATAACCTCTTCAGAGATCTTCTGAAGCTTGTCATTGAGGTGTTCAATGCCGTTAAAAAAGATTTGCTTTAGAAAGTCTTCCTCCGCAACTTGGTCAGGCTTTACAACTGAAGTCCAGTTCTTAAAACCTTGCGCTTCATCTTTACTTAGCTTAATAGTTAATTTCATACGTCCTCTACTCCTTTCTGTTGTTTTAATTGTCCAATCGGAACTTTGAAGTTTGATTTTAGTCATCCTTGGCTATAATAGTTTGAGGTATTAAAAATGGAAGACAATTTTGATTTAAAAAATCTGGTGAGTTCAAAGAAGAAGCGTAAGAATAGCAGAACAAAAGGTAATACTTTTGAACGCAAGGTTTGCAAGATTCTAAACGAATTCTTTGAGACCACAGAGTTTATTAGATCTCCAGGCTCGGGTGCTTTCTCAACAACTCACAACCTACCAGAACATTTAAAGTTTAGTGGAGATCTAATAACACCTAGAACATTTAAGTACACTATTGAGTGTAAGAAAGGATATAACAAAGAAAACCTTGGATCTATATTTAATCCAAGATCAGATTTGATCTCATTTATAGATCAAGCTGAAAAAGATTCAGCGAAAATAAATAAAAACTTTCTGCTGATCATGCAGCAAGACAGAAAAGAAATACTTTGCCTGATCAATGAAAAGAAATCCCTAGCTTTAGCTACATACGCTGAAAACAGAGATCACATTTATTTGCATCTTAAGCACGGAGACTATATTATATGCAGGCTGGAAGATCTACTTGACGAGACTCGTAAGTATAACGCCAAGCATCTTTGGATTTAGTCTTCAAGTTGCTTAAGAGTTTTTGAATACTTTAAAAGCATCTCTGAGATAGTTATACCCATTTTTATAATTTCATTGCTTGAGTTCTGAGCGATAGGGGTAGTTCCCTCTTCTCCTCTCTTCTTTATAACTTTTCTAGATTTTGATCTTACAAGGTTTCTACTAGCGTGAGCCTTCATGTCCAGTCTACCGCTTTTCTTAACATCAGTAGAAACTTTCATAGAATGCCCAGTCTGTTTTCTTTTATTTTCATCTTTATGTTGAATAGTTACAGATCTACCGCTCTCAGATGATACAATTTCATACTCACTATCATCACCCTTCTCCAGCACATCTCTATACATTTCAAACATACTATTTTGCTGAGATACAAAAGCCTCGCCAGTTTGCAAAGCTCTAGCTGATAAAACTGAATCGTCAGTAGATCCTCCCGCAAGGAATGCAGTCATAGCTCTATGTGCATTAACTGTTTTTCTCCCTTGTGAAGTGTTTATCATTTTTTTTAGTTCTTGATCTCTAACGAAGCACTTTATTAATCCTTTAAGCTGTTCAGGGTCACCTTCAGAAGCTTCGTAGAATTCTTGTAATTTTCTATAAAGTCCATCCTCGGTTGCACCTTCGTAACCTAAGTCTTTCATTATCTGGCTTGACAGAGTTTTAGCATAAGTTTTTAATTGCTTAACAGATATTCTATCTCCACCTTTAACTCTGACATTAGCATCATTTAAGCTATCAATTTTGTCATCAATTTCAGATAATCTTTCTTCTAATTTTTTTACGCCTCTCACATCTAAATCAGACAATTTAAAATGTTCTTTTGCTTTTACTCTAAATCTATTAATTAATTCTCTTTCTTCCGGTGAGCAAGTCTCCTCTTCGCCCTTAGGACAGTCTCTTCCAGTAAGAACAGCTTTAGATGTGTTCTCAGAAACTGTCCCTAATGATATACCCTCGTCAATATTCAAATAGTTTTTCATACTAATATTAACGCCATAGTACGATCTGCTAGTATCTTTGGGGCAAGTCTTACCTATTCTTTCATCCTGTCCACAAATATCCGAAATGTCCATTTCTTTTACAAGTGACTCGGCATCTTCTGGGCTGAAGCCTTGACGCTTCATTGCATTCACAGCAGCTTCTCGTGTTTCATATAGTTCTAGGGTGTCTGCTCTTCTTCCACCCCTAGTTGTTCCGCCGACTCTAAGAATGAAATCTGGTCTTCTTATTCTGTATTCGTAAGCCGTCATTTGAGCAATCTTCCTAACAACTTCTACGTCAGCATTATCACCAAATATTCTTCTAAGCTCCACCATGGCTAACGCAGTTTCATCATCAGTTGGAATTGCAAACTCGCCATCCATTGCCTCAGCCTTAGCTTTTAATGCTTGGAAAGCTTTGTTCAGTCCTTCTCTATTATTAATCATTTCTTGAATAAGTTCTTCTTTAGCTCCCTCACAGTTAGAGTACTTAGCTCTTTTTTCTGGATCGGCGCAGGCAAAAGCTAAGTGTGCCACCACTGCATCAATTTCCATGTAGTTACCACGGAGATTTCCACCTCCAACTAACTGGCTCATGCTTATCTCATTTAATTTGCAGTCGTGAATAGATGCACCAGTATCAAACAAGTCTCTAATGTGTTTGCTCCTGTCGTTAAATACTAAGCCTCTCCCTCCACTTATAGCATCCTTAACTACAAACTGACCACCCTTAACTTTAACTAAACTTTGTTTTAAAAATGAACATTCGCTACCTGTTATTTTATCTTTAGAAAAAATATCAAGACACTTTTTCATTGTATCTTGAACTTGATTTTTTAATTCTTGATCTGCACCTTCTTCGGAATCTTCAAAATTAATATTGCCATTATCGTCTAGTGCGATACTTGTATTTTCATCAATCATTCTTGCAATAGACCCTTCTGCTCTATTGCCTGAGAAAGCTTTTGAAATATAATTTAAAAACTTTTCTTTTCTTTTAGAATCTAACTTGCTTGCAATTCTATCTAAGACAGCTTGCTTTAATTTTGATGCAAATCCTGTTACATCCCACCAGGAAATTAAATTTGTTTTTTGTTTAGAAGGTTTTTCAATTGGAGCGGTGGTTCCTACCCCCTCTCCTCCGAATCGTTTGCTTAAATCTGTTTCAAAATAACTTACAAATTTATTCCAACCAGGGTCCATTTCTGTTTCGGGCAAAATATCTATAGCATTTATACTAGTAGCGAATTGATATTTTTTTATACCATCTTCTCCTGAAAAAATTCTTACATTATAAGTACCTGGACTACTTCTAAACTGATTTTTAGATGGATAACTTTTTATATTAGGTTTATTAGGATCTGCTGCTACAGTACTATTGAACTGGTTTATTGCTTGTTTTGCTTTAGCAACAGCTTCTTGAGACGGACCTTCATTATTCTGCTCCGCTTCAAGTAACTTAAGTGTTCTTTTCTTAAGTCGTGAATAGCTCTCAAGTAGTTCAGTAAAATACTTCATGCCATTATTATAGAAAAATAGCCTACCCTAATGGTAGGCTATATTTAAATTAAACTAACTATTAAAATTAAGCGTAATTGAAGTAGTCGAGGAAATCATAACGGAACTCTACTTCAATGGTGGCGAAATCGTTTGAGTTATAATTCTTTTCTGAGAATCTAACAGTCTTTGGATACACTCCATAGAACTCAATGGCGGCATGAGGTGTTCTTGTGTTATCAAGCTCAACAACTCTCATCTTTGTAGCCTTGAATGTTCTATTGCCTGGACCCCCTGGGGCAGCTAATTGAGTAGCGTTGCCTGAAAGTGGATCATAAATAGTTTTGAACCAACTCCATAAACTTAAACAAGTTCTTCTTAAGTAAAGATTATCAAATGTGACGTTGATTGAATCAAAGGTTGGAGTTCCTGGGAAGTAAACCTTGTCATTAACACGCGACACTTGAATATCATCTACTCCGTAAGATACGGCTCCGACTTGTTTAGCAGCCAAAGTTAAATCAGTTTGCTGTACTCCACTGATCGTAGGTGGAAGTCCAAAAAATTGTACTTCAAACTGATACGATCTTACAGAATCAAGGACTGTTGAAATCTTAGGGAGATTTTGCCCAGCCCGAAAGGGACGATAATCATTCTTGTAGTAGCTTTGAACCATGTTAATTATCCACTAAATTTAGCAGCTTGGTTAGTAAGGTTAACCTCAAATACAATCCACTCGGCAGTCTTTGTTGGCTTGAGCAGAATCTTGCACCAAAGCTCGTTCCTATCAACTCTAAGTGGCGTGTTTACAGTCTCATCGCAGATTACTCTGAAATCTGTAATTCCTCTTCTAGCTTGAATATCGGCAAGGAGAGCTTCTGCCTTGTCCTTAACGATCTCCCAAGTAAACGCATCGTTTGGCTCAAAGAGATCTTGGCGACCAGTTTGTAAGAGAACCTTTCTTAAGAAGATCATCAATCTTCTAACATTTATTCTATCAAGAGCAGTGGCTGCTCTTTGAGCAGTCTTCTGCCCGAAGATTGTTATACCCTCAGGTGTAAAGTTAACAACAGGGTTAATGTTGTTTGTATACAGAGCATCACGATCACCCTGGTTCAATGGCATCTCTGTAGCAGTTGGCTTAGTCAATCTGCCTCTTCTGAATCCAGCAGGGGCAAACCAAGTCTCAGCTACGTTATCAGTGAAAGCCATTTGTCTTACGGCAAAGATAGCTGGATCATACCATCTGTCTTTAGCAGAGAAGACATCAAATACTTGCACCCAAGGCCAGAACACAGAGGCCCATGAGCTATTGATAGCAGCGGTTCTGCTAAGGTCAGAGGCTCTGCCATTCATCCACTCTGTAGCATCCTGAACAGTATCAAGAGCCATTGGTGGAGAAACAACGGCAATAAAGTTTTGCGATGTCTCAGCTAGCGTAATTAGAGCGTTCTGAACAGAATCATCGTATATGCCTGGGACAATACCTATTGAAATATTCAATAGATCATCATCTAAAGCGTATATACCTGTCTTAGTAGCAGTATCACCTATGACACCATTAGATGTCATAGTACCATTTGTTCCGCCAGCTAAGTTATATGTTCCATCCTTAAGTTTTACGAATCTTGGAGCACCCGCATCAGTAGCCTCAGAATTTGTTACAACCGTAATGGCAGTAACTCCCGCACCTAATGAGGAGATAACATTTACAAAGTTGGTAAGAGGTGATAAAGCTCCCGTTACAGCGATTCCACCGTAATAAATTTCTCCCTTAATATAATCTGATGTTGGATTATCTGTTCCAATATTTATTACTGTTTCAATAAATGTTGTATCATTTAGTAATGAAGTATTAAATGTTTCTGCAATAGCACCTTCATTATTTATTGAAACTAAAGCTTTTGGACCACCGTTGCTTTCGATTTCAACGCTTAGTCCCTCTATCTGACCTGTTATTGGAACAGTTGATAAGTTGTAACCTGTTCCAGGATACTGAGACTGAACAACATAGGAGAGCGATGTTGTAGTTACATCAGCACCATAAGCAGTTATTGATGAAGCTACAGAAGTATTTAATCCACCTGATACTGAAACACCAGAAAATGAAGTTAAACCAACTCCATCTGTGAAGGCTGTGGTTGAATATGATTTAACAATTAAGGAAGCTAATTTTCCAGGATAAGCCCCAACAAGGAATCCAGTTCCTTCCGTAGCTGTATCAAAGAAGACTCCGAGATGATCCGTCTTTGACGCTCCGGTTCCTATTATTTTTGCTATAGCTGAAGCCTGGGAAAGACCAGCATTTATGTTGGCTGTTGAAGAGGGGATGTAGTAATCTTGATCTTCAAGAACTAAAACTCCCTGACTATCTCTTACTGACACTCTTAAATAAATATTTGAAGATACACCATACTTGCTTGGATTTGCAGAAAATTGAATTGCTGGGCAAACTCCAAAAGACACTATAGCTGAGGCATTTTTCGCTGTGGCAGGAACTGCTCTAACAAATCTAATTTGGTTAGTAGTCTCAAGGATTTCTAGAGCACCCTCAAGACCCTGCCCCTGGAGCGACTCGCTAGGCTTACCAAATGTATTTAATAGATTCTCTTGGCTAGTAATTAAAGTAGCTTCGTTAGTTGGACCTTTTGAAGCATAGCCAACAATACCAACAATTGATGATTCAATGTTTGGTGGATAAGCTGAGTTATCCTTTTCAAGAAATACGACAGCAGGACTACCTGGAATTGCGGCCATTTAAATATCCTTTAGTTGCTTATTTGAACGAGTCTTCTTCTGTGAAGAGTTTTAATTTGCTGGCTTATCTGAGATTCTTGCACTCTTATAGCCTGCTTTGGCTCTAGCCATTGATGGGTTACACCATTCTCAGTCTTAAGGATTACATATAGTCCTTGGACTGAATAATTTTTAATTATTTTTGTATTGTCCGTATCTGTTTGTGTAGGCATATAAAAAACTCTAATAGTATTTACCCTTTATGCACCCAATTTTAAATTAAAATTTTTAATTTAATTAAAACCCCAGGTTATCGTCAATTAAAAATTCAATAGATTGGCACTCTACAGGGATACCTGATTCCTGACCATCGTACAATATTATTGGCACTAAGCATTCATCACAAGTGCAAATCATATCATGCTCAGGAACCTCTACATCGGCAGTCGAAATTGTAGATTTTCCAACCTGATATACTAACTTTTCAATCTTTCCAGTAGACGTATATAAAAATTTAGGGCTTGGAATATAAGTTTCTACTTTAATAGATATGGTCTTTTTAAGAACCCTGTCCTGAGCATCCTCAGCCTCATCTTGCTCAGTAGGGGATTCAGAAACTAGAAAAGCTTTAGTTACATTACTAAACTTAGTATCAACTTCAACATCTGGATTAAAAGCTGTTAGGATATACTCTCTTACTTGATCCATATCCTCTTTATATTTCGTCCAAATATTTACATTATATTTTATAGTTACTGGAGTTGGTACAAGGCACAACGTCCGAACTGCCCTTTGAGCTATCTTATGCCAATAAGTTTCATGAAGAAGCATTGGTCCATATTTACGACGCTCAACGGCATCTTCAGATGACTCTTCGCTGATTGTTATTACTGGCAGAGTAATATTATCCCCAGTTGTAGTTTTAGCTATCGCACGCTCTTGGTTGGCGTGAAAACATTTAATTTGAACTACATTATTATTTCTGTCGATGTAATGAACTTTGCCAAAAAAATCTATTAAAAATCTTAAAGTATCTTTAAATACTTTTTGAGAAAACATCCCTTTAGATACAAGAGTTTTATCAACTAATTCTTGAACTACTTTTGTACTGACAGGAGGCTTAGGCATATTACTGATCCTCTAAAATTTCTTTTTGTAATATCTTTTCAGAGGTTGGAACTTGTTGATTATGCACCTCTTCAGAATCTCTTAATAATTTAGCACTGCATAGAAGATGATAAACTCCATAAGTTTCAAAACTATCTTCTTGAACTTCATAAACTTCGTATTTTAGATTTTGAAATTCAGGCTTTACTACATCACCTGGGATAAGCGGTCTTCCTAGCCTTCGCTCAACGTAAGATTTATTAAATGTAAACTGCTGATCATTTGTTAGCTCTATTCCAAACTGAGTTAAATTCTCTTCTATTGGCTTAGGCTCGTAATGTCCATAAATTCGTATGGGAGTTACTGAGAAAGTCTTACTTCTCTCCTCGCCATAAACATTATCAAAATCTTTTGATTGATAATATTTATAAATCATTAAGGGTGATCCGCCTAATTTTATAATCTCTTCATCTACAACATTAAATAAATTTTGATCGTTTAGTTTATTAAATAAACGAAACGGACTTTCGTACTCGTCAGAGTTTGGAAGATTTATATTTGATTTATATTTTCCAAAATTACTCATGTTAACCTACGATAAACATTGGTCCTTCTTGAATCTCAAGCATGAGTTCTTCCATAAGTTGCTTCTTCTCTTCCGCTGATTCTTGAACGAGGATGCCTCCGTCAAGTTGTGATCCTCCTCCTGGGCCAGGAAGTGTTTTATACTTGCCTCTAATCCGTCCTAAGATTCCCTTAGCGGATGCAGTGGCATAGCGTTGAATCCAATTTCGATAAGCATGATGAATTGTATTAGAGTCTAACGCTCTATACTCAATGATGACCGGAGTTGGTGTTTCAGTTGGTCCTGGGTAAAGTTGTAAATACTTTCCATTAACAATGTTCCAGCCACCTTCATTAGAGAGTATTCTTCTTGTCATCTCTAAATATTGCTGAGTTAAGAAGAAGTCTCCTATTCCGCCACCTTGGAAGAATCTATTGGTATTAAAGAACGCTAATGTAAAATCAAAAGCTAAAGACCCAGGTGTATAATTTAATCCTAGAATATCTTTTTTGTAATTAACATAGCTTATGTTGTTAGCTAGAAATTGAGGTAACTCATATAAGTTTTCCATTGAGCTAGCATCAAATACAGCATATTGACTAGCCCATTGAGGGGCATGGTAATCTAACTTAGACACGGCTTCATCAATACAAGTCTTTACTTGGAATGGAGTTAATTCAACAGCAACGATAGGATGCCCTAGTTGAGCTAAAACATAATCATTAACTGACTGCTCAAATAAATTAAATTGAACTCCGTCTGCCTCTAAGTTTTTATTTAATTTATCTTGGTTTATATCGTTAGCCAGAGTATAATCTGTGAGCCTCTGCCCACCATAACGTCCGTAGCTAGACCCGTAGCTTGTTATTGTTGGAGTAGATACCATATACTAATATTTAGGTCTCCCATAAAAGAAAAAAGCGGGCTTTTTAAGCCCGCTTTAATTTAATCCGATACTATTAGTATCAGACTACTGTGAGGTTACCCGCACCGTTCGTCAGGATGTCAGGACGTAGGTAATCAGAGCTAGCTCCGATTAATCTGATGACACGGTAGAATCTGCTAGCTGGTTGGATAGCAGTCTTGCCATATCTCGTCATGATACCCTTTCTTGGCTGGAATGAGCCTGGGTCAGTTACCATTGGGAGTGGCATGAGTGGGATGTATGGGCAGTAGACGAATCCGCTGTCCATTGGACTTCCACCGTTATACCCGATTATGATCTCGTCCTCTGGGAAGAGGGGGTCAACGATCAGATCGTACTTACCGGCAAACTTGCCCTTGTACTCAATCTTGGTTCCCATGTTGCTTGGACCATCGGCTGCTGGTAAGCCACCCTCAAGCTTCGCCGCTGACTCAAGTATTGAAGCGATGAGTGGCGAAGTGATAAGAACCGTACCTGGACCTCTCATCGTGGTCTTGTAGATGTCCTGGCTAGCAAAGTTCAGAACCGCAAGCATATTGGAATATCTGTGTCCAACGTGCTGTGGAGCGTAAGCTGACCCAAGGAATCTAGCAAGATCAACGACAATGATGTTCTTTGAAGCAGTCTGAGTCTGGTAGCCATCGACAAAGCCAGCGGCTCCATTATTAGCCCACTCAAATGAACCTGGGTTGTAAACTTGTGTTCCGGTTGTTCCAGTCGTCTTTCCGTAGTAGTTGTTACCAAAGTTGTTTGAATTGGCGAGGGGGTCAAGTGACTTAGCATTCCATCCACCAATGCTAGCGGCTGTACCAGCGAATCCGTAGGCAATCATACGGATATCCTCGATTAGCTCACGGTCGATTTCGAGGGAAAGCTCCTTGCTGAGTAGTTCAGTAAGCTCACGCTCTAGGTCGAGGTTGTGGTACGCCTTAAGGTCTTGTGAAGCCTCAATCGTCCAGAGAGCGCGCATCTTGCGAGTGGTCGCAACAACTGGCTGCTGCTCGATGTGGAACTGAACCTCTGGGATTCCTGTTCCATCAAGTCTCTCACCCGCTGATACAGTCCAACCAAGAGTAGTTGTTGAATCAGGGAATGACGCAATCTTGCCACCGTAAGTGGTCGAAGGCGCACCTCTGGTATTGCTTAGGACTGATGAAAGGTTGAATCCTCCTCCACCAGCAAGGGCTGTAACCTCACCATAGGCAAGTCTCCCGTTTAATGCACCAGTCGTATCAATTGGGAACGTGGCGGTTGTGCCAGTAACATTGTACGTTAGGTTGAACTTGCTATAGACAGTCTGCTGGCTCGATCCAGTCCATCTGCTGTTGCCAAGATAGAAGATCTGGCTGACAGGGGCATCCATTGGCTGGGTCGCACCGATGTAGTTGAACACGAGGTTTGGGTACACTCTACGAACGAGAGGGAACGCAAACTTCTGGAACACACCGATGTTACCAACTTGGGTGGCACCCGTGCTTAGAGTCTCTTCTCGGACTCTCTGATTCTCGGCTAAAACAGCCTTCGCTTGGTTCTCAAGCAGTTGAGCAGTAACCCGAGCGGTATATTCATTCTTGATACCGTCAAGGGCCTTTGACCACTTCTGAGTAAGCTCAGGTGATCCTCCAATTTTTGAAACGTCCATGATTTTCTCCTTGAAAATATTAGTTAGACATCAATCTGATGACCTCTTCGGTCAAAAACTTATTACCATTCGTCTCAGGCTTGACGCTATCCTTGCGTTCTTCTAACTTCTTCCCTTGACGTTGGAAATTCTCTCTCGAAACAACTTCAGCGGTATCAGAAAGTCTCATCGACGAGATGGCTCTTGATTCCGCCAAATTAACCTTAGCTTGCTTAACATTCTCCTCAAGCTTCTCATTCTTGTCTGAGAGGACCTTGAGTAGATTCTTAAGCTGCACGTTCTCCTTTAATGACTTGTCTAGCTCTCCAGCAAGAACATCAATCTTCTTTGAAAGACCGTCCTGCTCTAGAGCCATCAGGTTAACAGCAGTAACCTCGTCATCGGGCGTAAGCTCCGTAACAAATAACGCTTTGGCTGACTCATACAGTTGGGCGTTACGGAACGTCTCGTTCTCAAGCTCTAGCTCTCTAACAGCTTGCTCCTTAAGACGCTCGATTTGTCCTCTTAAATAAGCCTTAACCTTTACGGTAAGGTCTTCCGTTTTAGCATTAACTTCCTCTTCAATCTTCTTGTGAACTAGGGTAGCGATCTTCTCGACCGTATCCTCAGTTAGACCCTCTGGGAGGAGGCTAGCTATTTGATCCATTGAATTACTCATATATCTTATTTATCTCCTTTAATTAAAAATAATAAAATTTATTATTTTTTGCGAGCAGTTTTTACAATATTCTTTTGGGCTGGGGTTAGCTTTGAACCTCTTTTGGGGGGAAAGCTAGTCTCCCCTGCTCGCTTCTCAGCACCCTCTTCCCCTTTGGGATGCTTCGCTCCATATCTTCTTACGGTAGCGTCGCCTCTAGCTTCCTCGACTCTACCAAGCTTCTGATCAATCTTCTTCTCTAGAAGCTTCAGGAAATATCTTTGGCCTACAACCTCTTTAATTGTAGACTCAATAATCTTCTTGTCTTTTTGTATCTGCTTTGATTCAGATAGGGCTGGGTACGCACCTCTGGTTGATGGGTCGGCAACGATATCAAATGTAACGAGCTTGAAGTCCTCGTTGACCGTCTTGCAGTCACCTTTACCTTCGCTCAGAGTGCCCATACCACGGCTTGAGATGCCGATCTTTACGCCACCCTCAATCAGACCCTGGACAACTTTGCCCGCTGGGGTTGGGAGGATTTCAGCCTCTCCAATGACCTCTTTGCCTTCCATCCAAAGATTGGTAATAAGGTGAGAAGCGTTTGAAAGTTTAACCATGTCATAGGTTGGGTGATCTAACTCACCTACAAGTCTTCTCTCTTTGATGGCTTCATTGAGCGACTTGATTGCACCCTCAAGAACTTTCTGAGGGTAAACTCTTCTATTGCTGTTAGCCTCATCGGCTCTTTGAAAGATACCACGAACCTTGAGTGGACCAGTCTTACCCTCGTTAAGGACTCTTAAATTCTGGATGATGAATACGTCTTGAATTTGTTGCATAGTTATTTCTTGGCCTTTTTGGGCTTATCTGCCCCAGCATGGCGAACCATTGTTCTAGTGGAATACTTCTTTACGTCTTTAAATGAAGAGGGTATTGATCCAGGAGTAAATCCTTTAGCTGTTCTTCCAGCAACCATCTGCTCATCGTCTTTTCCCCACTTCTGTTTGGTAATGACATAAAGACGATCAGCACCTTTGGTTGAGAAGATTTGGCCCATGTATCCATTACGAAGAGCGTCGGTTATTGAGTTATAAATTCTAACTCTAGATTTGCCTGGAGTGGTATGAGCCTTATCACGACTGTTCTGTTGAATAGCTTGGCGACCTTCTTTCGAACCTCTACCTTTCTCAGTTTTTCTTTCACTAATTGAAATCTCTTCTAATAGGGAGATAAGGTCTTTCATTTGTCACCATATTTTCTTTTAAGCTTCATTATGCAGTTTTGAAGTTTAGGATTTTTT